TTATAAACAAGCCTTTGAGCTTCAGGTGAAGTGAGCGCCATTTGCGCTGGACCTTCCACAAAGACACGGAGACCTTCTTGCGTAAGTTCATGTTTTTTATCTTTAGGAATTCTGACCATTTGCTGCCTCCAAAACCATAGCATCAATATCTACGCCGGAAGTTACGAACTTACGGACCGCAGAATATATCTCAGGGTTAACTTCCCTCAACTTAGCTTCTAGTTTAAACAAGAGTTCTTGAGTCCTACCCGATTTCATTGCTTCCTGCTTAAAGCCGTGTAAATGCGTAACTTTCGCATCTCCAGATCCTTCTAAGATATTACGTTCTGTAAGCAGTTGAGCAATCGGCACTTTCAATTTATCTTGAATAACGTATGAAGCCCAGAGCTGCTCAATCAAAGCAATGCTTTTTTCTAAAGTAACTCTTTGATCGTCCGTAGCGTAGTTAAATCCGCGGTTATCTTCTATAAACTGCTGCAGAGTATTTCCGTACTCATTTATTGCTTTCCAGTTATTGCCGCCAAACAGCGCCATATTCATAGGCATTCGGCTAGTCCAATAAGTTTGCATAAATGGCGGTAAGGTAAATCCCGCGTTAACTAAATTTTTATTGTACTTTTCGTACCTATCCCAGGCAAAAGTTTCCGAGTGAAAAGCCACTACGTCGTTAGCTAAAAAATTTGCCGGTAAGGCGTCCCAAAGAAAGAAGTCTGTGTCGTAGTGGATAAACGGTTCGTGTATGGTTGAGTAGGCGTGCACCTTGCTATGCACCCAAAAACACGGATGAGAATCAAATGACTCTCCAACGCATTGAACTTCTGTATACGGCAGCTTGCAGGCTTCTGCTAACTCTTTGCCCAGCCTATCGGTAATAAACAAAAAGTCTTTGTGCTGTTTGCGTATTGTTGCAGCAGATAACGCCATAATATAAATGGCCGGCTTTATCAGCTCTGGGCCTCCGACCATCTCAAGATATGGGCGAAGCTTGTCTGATCTAAAAGAGTGGATTGCTTTCATAGTTTATCGTAGCCGTAGCCAAATAAGAATAGACGATTCTGCTTGTACGTCTTTGTTGCGGGATCGTATATCATCCCAGACATAAGATTATTTTCAGCAGAATTATAAATAGTTCCATATCTAGGTGTAATTTGAAGACAAGCGCCAGGTACAACGTACGGAGGATCGCAAGGGCACAGCGGGAGGTTGGGTTGCGGGTTGCACGGAGGAGGAGTTACGCACTTTACAGTGGTGCAGGCGGGTTCGCCGTTCACGTCATAGGTTTGGCAGTCTTTGCAGCAAGATACCGGTGGCCCATCGGGGTCGCAGCTAGAGTCGCAAGGACTAACTATAAGAACATTTTGATCTAAAGTGCAGTCTTCGCAGCTATCACTAAACGAGCATATGTTGAAATTATCACCGCTACCTTCGCTAGTTTCTTCTTCGCAGACTTGGCAGAATGCATTAGCAATACACCCATCTTCTATAACCCTACAACAACACAATTGCACTGGAGGCGGCTCGCAGCAAGGTTGAGGCTCACACTGGGGAACACCGGTGCAGGGGCCGCCTAATGTACAGCCATCCTTTACAGGCCCACAGGGTGCACACGCCCAATTAGTGCATATGGTGTCTCCGCCGCTACACGCTTTTTCAGCGTCTTCGTCTGAAGGGACACATTGATTGCCGCCAAAGCCACCTGATGAACACGGTATCTCTGGGTAAAATGCGGCTGAGCATTCAACAAGACGATCTAGAATATCAAAATCATCGTCGCCGTCATTTACGGTTTCCCCAAATCCAGGTTGCCATAGCGCACAGGTACACTCTTCCTCGGACCTGGCCCCAGCTCTATACTTTTTAGTGTACTCTATGATTTGAACAGGTCCCGGCACTGACGTACAGTCCGCCTCATTCATAATTGCTGTTCGGCATTCTCTTTGCAGAGTAACACTCAAGCAGCATAGTTTGCTACCTGCTGTCGAGTCTTCATTACAGCAGCACGGAATTGCCGGGTTATAGCTGCCCATTATCTCTCTATAAAGCTAAGGCCATGCGAGAACACCAATGTCTCCACCCCTAATGCTTTTTTAATTCTATCTAACTCTAAGTCTGATGCACCTTGGAGTTGCGAGATTAGCTGAGTAATAGCCTCGTTAGCCTTCTTCTTCTTAGCGCAGGCAGAACACCCCTGACCTGAAGTGCTTGCCTCTACGGAGTCGTAAGCGGCTTTGATGGCAGGGCTGATTGCTCGCACCTCTGCGTTGTTGAGTAGGCCGTGAACCGTGGCATACGTCATTGCAAACTTTTTCATAGTAAACCTTAAAAGGATGGGGAAATGTGGCTTTCTGAACGTTGATTAGTGTATTTAGTAAGGATAGATAAGCCTTCAGCCAAAATATCAACCTGACTCTTCATAAGCTCTAAAGCCGAGTTAAGAGTCTCCTGGTTGTAGAAAACAAGATTCCAAGTGTGCGCTCTGTAAAAGTCTTGCCCAACATTAGGCGATGCTTTTCTAAATGTGGCAAAGTCTACGGCTTTAGCTATTCCGTAGAACACATCTACCTCCCCATCTAGAGTTTTCTTTCTTTTGATGAGTAGCAGATTTCCATCTGCCACCGAGGAGGTGCCCGTAATACCTGTGGTTATTTGTACTCGATAGTACGGATCTTGATTAGACTCTCGCACTACGGAGGTTATAAAGTTTGCAGTTAAGTTGCTCATTAGTAAGATCCTCCGTCTAATACATCTTTTGCCCTAGTGGCTTCGTATCTGCCTGTTGTGGAGTTATATACTAATAAGTCTCCATTAAGGGATCCGGTTAGAGTAAACTGAGTGTTAATTGCCGTCAAATCAATTACGGTGCCTGCGAAATTTAAAGTAAATAGTTTGCCATCAGCTAAGTTTAAAGCCAGTTCGCCAGGGTATAACTCAGCTGCCGTAGGTGCTACGCCAGACTGAATAGAGTACCTGTGGATTACTGTGTTAAACTCGATTGGCATTTTCCGGCGATCCGAAGAACATTCCTGCTGAAGTTATGTTTCTCTGAGGCAGCATAGAGGTTAGTCCGGCAGTACCGGTATCTTCTTCTTTGCACTCTCCATCAAAAGCTACTTGTTCGCTAAAGAACCAAGTTATAGGGCATTCGCAGCCTTCAGGTGTTCCAGGTACAACTTCCCCGTTAGGGTTTATTGTCGGGGGAGTTACACCCCAGGGTACAAATCCATAAATAAGTACTTGAGTACCAAGCATGATAGGTACAGGTTTAAATCCCGCTCGTACTTGGTTTTGAAGATTTATACCTGGAGTTAGGAATCCAGGAAAGCCGCCAAAGGTATAACCGTATACGTTTTCTTTGATATTCCAAGCGTCGCTGTATTCAATGCCTACGTCGTAATCAGTCCAAGGCGCTATATTACAAAAAGGAATGCACATATTTGAGGCGACGACACATACAGATCTTGCCCAGCTATATCGCCATCCGGTGGCAAAGGCGTCGCCATCAACGGCAGAGTAGGCCGTGGGGTAAAATCCCGTTATCTCTGCAAGTATTGGACCTATTAAATTAAATTTTGCAACTTGAGAGCCAAACTTAGATCGAGCTTGGCACACCTCATCGCAAGGTCCAAGTTGATTCATCTGCGGTACAGGCTTAGTTACAAAAGCGGCAGCGCCTGGCTCGTTGCTAAAAAAGTCTTGTGGAGTAGCGTACTTTGCGTTTTGAACCGGCCCTACTCGAACACAGCCGCCGTATTGGGTATATCCAAATCCGCTTAAACTCGGAGAGCCTCCACCAGAAGCAATGCTAGGGGGCACCACAAGATTAAGATTTACCTGAGGTAAGCACGCATCCCCAGAAATATAGGTGACCGAACCCTCAAGCCTAATTCTTTGATCCAGATCGTCTTCTTCAGGAGGTTCGTTTGTTATCTGCAGGCTTACAGGGCTACAACCGATTTCAGCAGGAGGCGGTGTTGGCCATGGCCGTCGTGCGTTATCATTAACGCATTTAGGATTGTCAGCAACTGTATCAATAGGCGGCGGGCATATACCTGTAGGTATATGCGTAGTATTGCAGTCTGCGGTCCCTGTAGGTGGGACGCAACCTGGACCGGTTACAGGCGGGATAGAAATGCATTGATCTAGACTCATGGCGCTCCTTAGGTGTCACAATTAAACACGCTAGCATTACCGGCCGACTGAGGTAGACCTACGTAGATAAAGCGTATTATATCTGGAAACTGACTTACAACGGGTATAAACGCAGGAGCTACTTCTGCCAGCTCTGTCTCTGTAAAAGAACTTACAACTAGCGGGGTTTCGGCCTTGATGTCAATGTTTCCATTGCTATCAGGGTCTACGCCAGAAATGCTGTAAATTGCCTCATCACAGAGAATGTCTTTTGGACTTACTTTCTCAGACCAGACTCCGCACAGCTCATCGTCAGAGTCATTAGCTCCCTGCTGTACCCCAACAATGATTGTCTTTGTAGCGGGAAGTACAGATATAGTGCAGTTATTTCCTGCTACTAACTTAACGTCCCCCAGAACGGGCAAAGACTCTGCATCATATCTAACGGTGGGCGTTTGTTGTAAAAGCGGTTTGGCAGACCTACAGGTAATTTGATGCACCCTATGATTGCTTAAAACCACTACTGTGCTCGGCTCAAAGGCAACATTTATAGCGACAGGTTGCTCTGCTGCAAAAGTTTGAAAAAGAGTTTGAGCCTTGCTTAAACAAATGTACCCTTCGACTTTATACCCAGATACTACAGGCCAGTCGTCTGAGTCAAAGTAATATCGTACAAACTCTTGTGTAGCGTAAGAGTCATCAGCTACAGTCAGAATCGTAGAGCCCAGCAGGATACTATCTACCTTAAGTTCTAGGAGTAGCTTTAACGATTGCCCTGTTGCTTTATATAGCGACACCAATGTGACTTTAGGTACGGCAGAAAAACTGTCTCCTGCTACATATATCTTAAAGTCTACTAAAGCAGAACGTAGAGCCTGAACTTGCTCAGTAGAGCCAGAGCTGAAATCGACTAACGGATATGCTATTTGATTAAACGCAGTATACATGTCATCCGCCTGCCATACTAAATATAAGAGAATTACCTTCAGTAGTTATTCTAAAAGCTGGACGCATGTCTGGCTCAGAAAAACCTTCCACAAACTGTTTTGTCTTGAGAGCCAGTACAACAGAGCCGTCTGGCTTTTGTTTTAGCTTGCTTACAAAAGGTCCCAGCAATGCTCCCGCTGCAGATTTAACATAGTGTACGATTGTTAGATTTTTAAGAAACACTCCGTTTAGATCGAGCACTTCAGCTGGAGCAGAGGCGGGGTCTACTACACACTCGTATCTAGTAAAGTGGGGATCGCCTAAGATACTAATTTTAATAGTAGTATCATTAAGTCTTTCCACTTTAATTCCCTCATTACCTGTAAGTGTCACATTTGCAGATTTACTATTAATAGATTGAACTTGCGTCTCGGGCAGGTATTCACAGACAGCAGGTAGAAACGTAGCAGAGTCTGCCGTCAAAGAGTACTCCCCTTCGTCTACAGATTGTAGCAGTGAGCTCCTGGCGGGATCTATCACTAGACATCCAGCTAGAACACTGCCATCAAAGACAGAGATTATGTCTTTTGTTTCCCCAAACTTAATTACAGCCTCGCCCAAAACAAATCCAGAGCTTGCAGATACCTCAAGCGCAACCAGTGTATTTGTTCTTACCATCTTGCTGATATAGCAAGTTTGCTCCTCAGAGTAGTTACCTCGTGCATAAATGCGAGCATCTACTATCCAGCTCTGCGGAATAAATCCACCATCAAAAATAAGGCTGCTGCTATCCATAAAAGGATAGTTTCTATTAGAATTAAGATTACGCCATTCTAAATGGGGAATAGGGTTCACGAAGTAACTCCGAGTATGGCGATAGATCTAATAGCAGATTCGCCGTTTGATCTAACATAAGTCTGAGTTTGCACGCCTCTACCGTCGTTGTCTAAAGTACCTGCTGCTAACAATAGCCCATTATTGCTAACTGCCCATACGTCATTAGGGGCTCCCTGAATTTCAACGTAATAACCGGGGTTAGATATATGCTCATATCTACCGTAGCTTTTACGTATATAGGTCCCGGCCTCTTCAAAACTATCTGGAGCCTGAATACCAACAATGAGTTGAGTGATTCCTAATTGATCGTAAATTGTTGTTGGCCCCAAGGTCATGTGGTAGTCAGAGCCTTGGTAGACAATATCTGACTGGCTACGAAGGTTAGTAGCAACCGGACCAAACCCTACAAGGCTTGGGCCTGCGTTGTCGTAGAGTTGCCACTCAGACAAAACCTCATCCACATGTAGATACAACAACGTCTCGCCAAATGCGACTATGGGAGTATTACTAGTAAATACTGCTATAGCTTCGCGAGTAGGATGCTGTTGCGTGTAGGTAAGTCTGTACGACTGCACTAAGCCATTTACAATAATTTCAAATGTAAGTTTTGTATTGGGGCTTAAAGCTACTCTTGTAGGAGTTACCCTGTAGGCTCTGGTTGTAAACTCTGTAAATCCTTGAGCAGTGCTGCAGCTTTCAGGTATATCAATGCGACCCTTGCAGAAGGCAGACAACTCTAGATCAGAAGAGACAACAACGATTTCCTTATCCCCAGATCCCTCATATTTAGCGTATAAGGGTTTATCCAATAAGATTACCAGTTCTCTATCTTGTCCTTGAGGTACAAGTCCGTTAATGCTTTTAATAGCTGTAAATGCACAGGTGTTTGATTCCGGTCTACCGCCACATTGCCCAAGATAGGATTGCAGGCTTTGCCGTATCTCACCTTTAGTGCCGCTAAATTGAATAGCAAGGCCCTTGTCATCAGGCACCACTTCAATTCCGTTTTGCCCTACTAGCTGAACTTGCCCGTCTACTGCTGTATTGAAGTTAAGACGGCCGATGCTAGTAACGCCGCCGTATTCGTAGCGAGTTACGCATTGGTCTGAAATCATGGAAGCCTGGGGTCCAGAGAAAGACCAAGATCCCGGATTAAGAATTCCAGATCCAAATACAACCCAACCGCCTACACCAGGCACATCGGACTGAATTTCAACTACAGATCCTGGCAGGCTAGAACTACGACGTACCTGCACTGTAGCTAAAACAAACGCACCTAATATTGAGTATTGCTCATTGGTAAGTGTTGCCGTTGGGGTATTTGGCGAGAATGGATGCGTCTGAGATCCCATGATTGTTAAAGTGACGAGTGCATTAGTCACTTTAATGCTGGCAATAAACGCACATGCAGCAATAGACCCCGGCAAAATTAGCTTAATGTCAGATAGCAAAGAATTTACAGCGGATACATCTGTATTAGCGTAAGGCTCAAATGTAGCTCTATCGTCTACCGGGTATGGGCGGTACTCGTTATCGTTAAGAAAATCTCTGCTAACTACTTTCATGGTATTCCTTATAACAGCAAGGTTGTTGCAGTTTCAAAAGCTTCTGCTGGAATATCGACTTCCTCATCCGCCGCATCTGCAGCCTTGCACTTAGTTACAAACGCTGGCGGTTGTCCGGCTGCAGGAGGGGTGTACTTTACTGCGACCTGCACTGCACCAGCGTATTCGGCAGGAATACTGCCTAATGATGCCTCAAACTGACCAGTAAGATCCAGAGAGACGGAGGTTTCTGAGGCAGTAGTCCAAGCGTTGTTTACAAAAGTTTTATAGGTTAAGGTAAGAGACCCTGCTCCGTGAACTGCATCTGAGAACTTGATAGCCAGGCTTCTATCTGATCCTACAGTTACATAAGATCCGGTTGCCGGAGGACAAGGATTTACTGACTTCCTATTTGGAGACATCGCTACTGTTTTAACTACGTTTTCAGCAATGATTCTATTTTGTGCTGCGCCGCAGGGAGATTCTCCTGGATTTGGAGAACTGCCGTAGTAAGTAAAAGTAAGGGTGATTTTTATGTAGCCAGGGCTTCCATTAAGATTAACAATTTTTCTGAAGATAGGGTCTACGATGACTACGCCCGAAGTCATCATTAGATAGCCGGTACAAGAAGGAATATCTGTAGGCTGCTCTAACTGGCAAGAAGACAACCCCGACAACACCGATAGATCTACATTGGTTTCAACTGTACCTTGTGACTGTATGCTAAATTGTAATCCCCTTGATGTTGGGTTTAGATTTTTATAGTATAGATACGAAGCTTCTGAAATCGGAATGACGGCGAGGGGTTGATCTTTTTCAATGTTGTATACGTTGTCGTTTTCGTCAGTGGCGGACATGTCGTATGCCGCCGTAACGGTATGCTTTAGCTTCATGCTTGACGCTCGGATGGTGTGTCCGGTGTTGTTTTCCGCCATAGCCTGGATCTGAAGCTTAAAGTTTTGCTGAGGCCAAATTCTGAATCGTGGCGTAAACGAACCAAAGGTAGGGCAACAGCTTGCTCTATTCCTAAACTGCTGGGATACGCTGTTGTACTCCGCGATAAGTTCTTTAAGTTTCTTTACCGCTTTGTAGTACCGCAGCACTACACCTTTGATGTACTCTGAGGTGTCTTTGTAGTCTTGACAACGACAACAAGGGGCGCAGTGTGCGTTTACAGCAATTTCTGGATTGCCGTTTGGCAGATATCGGCTATCTACCGTTATGCAGTCCGCAGACTCAGCCTGAAATCCGTACTCCCCCTTGTCGTTTGCTTCTTGTCCATTAATACGTCTAATGACATCGTCAGGCTCTATGGCATCGTTGCAGGGCACCAGTCCTGCTCCAGCGCCGGGATTTACAGCGAAAGATACGCTTACAGGATCTTCTGCAGCGTAGTCTAAAGAGTAGTTATAGCCTTCGGTAATCCATATGGGCTTAGTGGGTAGTAGGTTGTTGTTTACGTCTACCGCTACAGCTCCAAGCTCTGGCTCTAGGCAGAATGGAGCAAGCGAGTAAGTGCTAATAGGGTAGGAGTCGAATCCCGCGTCCTCTAAAATTACGTAGGTTATGTAGATGCCTTTTTGCGTATCTGCTAACAGACCGTGGGTATATCCGCCTACGGATTCTTCGGTTATATAGAACCTATCCTCAGCAGGATAGGGTCCGCCTGTGGTTGACGTGGCGGTCTCAAAGTTTTGTCTTGTAAATAAAGGACCAGATCCAGTTATTACGTTGCACTTTAATCTAGGTCCTGCTCCTAAAGTTGGACTAATAGTTACGTGCTCCAGATAAGCCATGCTTGGGCTGAATGAACCAAATGCTTTAAAAGCAACAATAGGGGGATTGCCATTAGCTGCCGTTGTTAAAAACGGCAAGCCATTAGACTCGCACTCCTCAAGAAAACCTGCAGCGTATTTACGTAGTGCCATATCAACCTGGATCCTGCGCGCAGCTAGTTGGGTCAGTAGAAGAGCTAAGACATATGTTTTGTAGATTGGCTACAGATGAGGCTAATTGCGTGATTTGCAAAGCAAGCTCTGTAAGTCGATTATTCAAGTTTTCAGTATCAGTTACGACAACCTGCAACTCGTTACAACCACAGCAAGGCTTTGCGCAAGTATCCGATATGCTGATACCGTCGCTGCTTGTTACAACAGAGACACAGTCTCCGCCGACGATAGCAATGTTTCCCTGAGCGTCACCTGGTAGGCCGTTTATTGTTCGAATACAGGGGCTTAGTTCAATATCGTTGCAGTCGCAAGTTTCTGCCAGGCCACCTCCGTCTATAGCATTGAACCGTAAAGAGCTGTACTCAGGTGAAGAAGTAACTGCGATGCTGTGATTCGACCCGCTTTGTAGCGAGATCTGGCCCGATAGAACCGGTGTAGTAAATCCGGAGTTAACAACTCTAATTCCACTAATTCTTTTAAGACCAAAGCTGACAACCGTTGACTCTAGCCGAGAGCCCGTTAGATTAAAGGTAAGAGTGCCTACGGCACCTTGTAGCTTTGTCACATCTCCGATAACCGCCACGCCGGAGATCTGAGAAAAATCATAGATAGAGCTGGAGGAGACACCCTTAATCGTCACTGAGGTATTTTGCGTAAACCCCGCAAATGCCACAGGAGAGGATACGGCAATACTCGGAGCCTGGAACTCTCCGTCGTACCCCAACTCAAAGACAAAGCCTTGAGGATAAACCGTAATAGAGCTGATATAGAAGCCGGCAGGTTTAAGTCCAGCTATATAGGGTACCGCTAACTTCATATCAACAAACAACTCGTTCGGCATTTCAAACGAGGAGTTGTTGGCTTGTTGTGTCGCTAGCTGACTAAGAGGATAGTTTCTTAGTGAGTTTGAGTTTAGCCATTCAGTTCCAATTATTGCAGACATAAAGCCTCCAAGCCAGAAAGCCTAGTTTACTGAACGCCTGGCTTATATCAATTTTAAGTAAACTTTATAAATCTATACCGCAGAGAAACAATTCCTAGCTTACCGGTGTAGGCGTCCGATGACGATCGAGCAAGACGGAAGAAGATCTCGCCTCCTGCGTATGCGGTGTCCAGCTCCACGGCTTTAATAAAGTAGTCTTTAGGTGTTGCCGTTCCAGCTAGGATTGGCAATCCCCCAGAAATTGCGCCACTCGTAACATGAGTAGAATTTGTTAGATTGTACTTTTGCGCAGTCGGTGGTGGCTTCATGTTTACCCAGCTAAGCTCTAAGTTAGGCATAGCTGAGGCGCCAGAAGCATGCAGCGCCAAGAAAGTAATAACAAGATTTAATTTGTAGTTACCGTCTAGATAAGCAGGAATATCCACCTTGCCAAGAATTGACGAATTTTTAGCAGGCGGCATTGAAGAATAGAAGACATTTGTTGCCGAGTCTTTCTCAATAAGGACATCGTCAATTGTCAAGATATCCGGCTGCCCTTCCAACTTACCGTCAAGACCCACCACCCCAACTGTCACTTCACCTTGACCTCCAGCAAATGTAGAGTTGAGGCTTATGTTTGTACCTGCAATAAGCTTCTCTACCACACGGCCACGCTTCATCGTGAAGTTGGTAATGTCCTTAACGACCAGAGATCCGGGCTCTGTACTAGAAGCATCGGTGACCGTAAAGCCTGCCTTGATAATTAATGGGCCGTTTGTTGCAGGCCTGCCGTCTGGGTCTGTAATTGTAATTGGCGAATCTGCAGGTGTTTCCAGGCTGGTTACAACCTTGATGCCACCGCTTACCAGCTTTGTGTACACCAAGGTGAGATCAACAGGGGGTACAATCTGACTCGCGTCGGACAGAGACCAATCGCCAAACTTTATGTTGGTGTCTGGCAACACATGCTTAGTGCCAACCTTATTCCATGGTACCGTTAGGAACGGATCGGCCCACCAAATGCCATTACTGCCGGCTTTGACAATTGTGTCTGGTAAAGCTATACCGTTTTTGGATACGACATACGCACCAACTACTGTTTCTGGAAATAGCTGATGTAAGACTTTATCTGCCGCAAAGTTATAACCGTACTTTGCGGTCGGAGGAATGATCGAGTCCGGGAAGTACTGAGCTGTAGCTGGCATCCAACCCGGTAGAGTTGAGTCTACGTATTGACCCTTAATTGCGTATCCTACATTGGGCGAACTAGGGTCAATCGGGGAGATGTAGGATGTGATGGCAGCCGCTGTTGAGCTGTTTACGCCGTAGCTAATTCTATACCCTGTGGCGGTATTGGGTACTTTTACGGCAAGGCCTATGCCCACAGCAGCTTTAAATACTAAGTCATAATCTGCGCTGTTTTCGTTAAGTTTCTGAATCCCATACTTAGTTAGTACAACATCTACGAGACGCAACTCATTTGAGGTGAGCGAGTGCACCTTGCCCGTAAGGTAGATATCTCCTACGGTGTCAGGAGTTGCAGCATAAGAGTGGCTATACAGCTGAACTGTAGTGCCTACTGTTAGGGCAGAGGCTGCACCTCCCGGGAAGTTTTCTACTGCTCCACCGGAGACGCGCTGTAGAATAAGCTCTGGAGTGGCAGGCCTTGCGGTTAATTGAAAGCGAAGAGCCTGAGTATCCAAAGGCGAAGTGATTGGCGGACGAACCAAAAGGTGCGTATCGTCAAGCAGAGTGCAAATAGGGATATTCAGTAAGCCAGGCTTAGGTGTCAGAGAGCCGGCAGTTGCAGACCCTGAGGCCAGATACAGCACTCCACGATCTGCAGGATTTAAAACAAGATTAGAGACGATAGATTCGCCGGTGCAGTCGATAGCTATGTAGAGAGAAGGATTAACCAAGCCTTCTACTACGATGACGCCGGAGTTAGCGGTATCCTTGTATACGACGATACCGGCAACCGTAGAGGCTTCTGAGGCTTGCAGATAGCCATCCTTGTACTCCATGTCAGCATAAGCTGGAGCAAACTTTGCAGATACCGGATTGAAGTAAACCGCATGTCCGGTCTTTACGTCGTCCGTAAATGGAGCGCCGGATATGAAGATCGCAGCTGCCAGACTTTGTGCATCCTGGCGATCCTTGAGGTGCTGGGTGCGATAAGACAGCTGAGCAATAGCGCGATTGGCCACCTCAGCGGTGATGGGCTCACCGTTTTTAATCGTCTCAATTACGCTTTGCCAGGGTTGAATGGAGCTCATAGGATTATGGTGCCGTTACGCTTACGGTGAGTGGGAAGGTTACGAACAATTCAGAGCTAGCGGTTTTGGTAAGGCGCTCTCCAGCTGCGGTAAAGTAAGCTCTAGCCAATACAACATCGGAACTAGGTTCGCTCTCATCTACGGCTAGCACAAGTGCTGCTCCATAGCAGATAGAGTTTGTTCCAAAACTTTCTCCAGCCAACTGTCCGGCCGAAGTGCCGCTAGATTGTCCAAAGAAGTTAGTAGACGTTGTGTATACGCTGCCCGCTACAGACGAAACTATATTTGGATCTCTAATAGCTTGTACTCTCAGATAGTTTTTACCTGACAGCTGCTTATAGTAGTCTTTAGGATTTGAAAAATTAGGAATAGCAGCAGCAGTTGTATATGTGGTTGGAATATTGTCAACCGTATTTGTGTACTCTAGATATAAGTACATTTTATGCGGTTGCTCGGCAACGGCTTTGGCAATTCCTAAAGGGAGTTCTGCTGTGAATGTTGTGACCATTATTAATATCCGTAGGTGGAGTATTTTACCCGGGAAGCGGCTTTAACAGAAACCTGGCTTTCGTTTATAGCAAGAGCTGGAGTAATGACGCTATATGAGGCTTTGCAGTCAAAGCCAAAAGCGGTGCCTGCAAGTATAGGCTCCGCTATATTAATGTTGGTAAATATTAAAACTTTTACATCAACAGGCAGTGTTTGCCTAAAAACTTTAAGTGCAGCAGTTGCAGGGCCCTGAATATCTGCCTTGATAATAACCATAGAACTAGCAATCGCTAGCTCTTTACCGTACTTAAAAGTTTTTCGATCTCTGTAGGGGGCCGGTATAGCTTCCGTTACATAAACATCTTTATCGTGGATGATCTGTA